CGTATTCCTTTGTTCTAAAATATTTAGTTAAATTAAATATAGTGTAATAATCAACTTCTTGCGTTTTTCGTGTTCTTGTTTTTTTTTCACCTTCAATTATTTTATCTTGATTTTTTATAATGTTAATTAATTCTTCTTTACTTAAATTATCTAACAATCGTTTATTTTCTTTTTCTTGGTCTTCGCCACCATTTAATATTTTTTTTAAATCTTGTGATAATACACTTTCACTTTCACTTATTCCTTCTTCTTCTTCCATTTCTTCAATTGTTTTTTTTCGTCTTACACCGCCGTGTTTTTCATTCATACCTATTGCTTTTAATTGTTTTTTTGCATTTTCTAATGGTATTGGTTTATTTGAAAAACAAATGGTTTTGTCGTCTTTTTTACAAACTTTATAACCATCTTTAAATTTTTTAATAATATATGGCATATATATTATTAATAGATAAAATAAAATCCGTAAAAGTTTTAAAATCCGTAAAAGTTTTTATTTTTTATATAATATTATGAAAGTTTTACGGATTTTACATTTCTAATCCATCAAATGTATAAATATTTTTTTCTTGAACTATAACATTAGGATATGTTTTAATATATGCGGTTGCTCTTGTTCTGTTTCTTCTTAATATTTTTACTTGGTCTTGGTCTAAACCTATGTAATTTTCTAAAAAATATCGTAAGCATCTATTATAATTCTTCATAAAAAATACAATCATATCACTTTCATTTAAACACGCTTGAATATCTTTTCCAGTAGCATCGTGATTTGTGCTTATTATGTGTATTTTATAACTTCTACCATTTCTTAATATTGTATCTCGTAAATGATATATTTCTTTTTTTAGTTTATCTCGTAATGCATCAACATCATCAAATATACATAATGTTTCTGTTAATGTTTCATAATTCATAGGATTAGTAATAAAACTATCATCAATTTTAACTCGTTTTATTTTTGTAATTTTATCTAAATTATCATCTTTTTCTTTTGATGAAAATAAATAAATTTTATATAATGGAAATCGTTTAATAAATTCTAATACATAATCTCTAATCCAATATGATTTACCACTACCATTTCGTCCAACTACAAATACACTTGTTCTATCTTTTTTTTTATCTGGAACTACTTGAAAATGTCCTTCTTTAAGTTCTAAACTATTAAAAAAATGAACTAATTTATTTTTATTATTATCTTGTTCTTCACTCACAAATATGTGAATATTTTTATTATTCGTATCGTCTTTTATAATTGCAACTTCTTGTCCTATATTATTGATATTCATTATATAATAACATAATAAAAAAAAAAATATATATTAAATATGTGGTTTAGGTATTTTTTTATTAACACATTTTGTAATATTTTCTAAAATATGGTGTCTTTCTCTTGTATGTAATTGTTTTTTTGTCTCACACGGATAATTTTCAATTAATTCAATATGACAATTATTTACACCATAAATATCAAATAAAGTAAAAACAGAACCATTATTGTATCTAATTTTATATTTGTTTTTGTGTCTGTTAAATCTATTTGTTAGTTTTTCATAAGTTGAACCTATATAATAGATGTCATTTGTTTGATTTGTGATTTTGTAAATTTTGCCGTTGTTGTATTTATTCATTATAATATATATTAATATAATATTTCTTTATATATATTTTTAATTCTTTTTTTAAGTATTATTTTTATTAAAAATATTGTTTATCAAATTCTTCTTTTGTTCTTTGCATATCTTTAAATTGTAATGATTTAGGTTTATATTTAGGAAATTCAATATGTAAATTAAAATATGGTTTTATTCTTTGTAAAATATAATCTTCATTAACAACCTCTGGAAAACACGCTCCTTTTTTAGGATTATCTAATAACCATTGTAAAAATGATAATACTGATACTGCCACTTGTGATGTTGTTGCACTATGTAATCCTACTATATGACTTTCTTTATTTGATAATATTGAACCAACCCATACACATTCTTTTTTTTTAGTTATTATTAATGCTCCTACAATATCAACTGCATCAAATTTATCATCTAAATTATTAATAATATGTGTTTCATTTGCTGGTATTGTATTACCTATATATTTTTGATTTTTTTTTTCGTTTAATGCTCTATGCATTGCATCACAATATCTATAAACATAATGGATTGTTGGACTATGTGATGGTGTTGAATAATAATCTGCTCCACTTATACTTTCACTATGTGATATTACAACTCCTATTATTTTATTTTTTATTGGCACATAACTTTCACAATATATGTCTTTTGATGGTTCATTTAAATTTACTACATATTCACTTAACATTTCACTATTATTTGTTGGTAGTTGTTTTTGATTTGTTCCATATGTCATTTGACAATCATCTGCATATTCATCATTCATTGCATTTACACACCAAGTATTATTTATTTTATCATTTTTAACATCTGCATTATCATATTCACTACAATGTATAATTTCAATTTCTAAATATTGACATAATCTTGCATAATCTCTTTCGTTAATATATAATTGTAATTCTTGATTTTTTGGTTTGCTTTTTGCTAATTCTAATATTGCTAATTTAGTGCATATTGTAATACAACCTGGGTTCATTCCACAACATAATAGATTAGTTGCGTGTTCTTTGTATTTATTTTTCAATGTATTGATAATATTGTGTGAATATTGATATGTTTGTTTTAAATCTTCTTCTGTTCTTTTTAAATCATTTGGACTTTGTGTATCTTCTAAACTTGTATTTATATAATGAATATTATGAATTAAACATTCTTCACAAAATTTTAAACTATCCGTTCTATTTGATAAATCAATTATAATGTCATTTTTATTTAAATTTGATATGATTTTTTTGTATTCTTTATTAATATCTACTTGTAAATATTTTGAACCTTGATTTAACCATTTTTTAACATCTGGGTGTTGTCTGTAATCAATTAAATCAATTATTAACATTTTATTTGGATCAACTTTAAAATATTTATCTAAATAATGGAAAATGCATTTTTGAACGCCACCACAACCAAAAAAAATAATATTCTTGTCTTCAATATTTTTAATCATATATATGTATCTATATATATATGATTAATAAAAAAATTATTGTTTCAATTTTATTGTTTCTTCTAATTGTCTTAATTTTTCTAAAATATTTATCAATTCAATTTTATTGTCTTTTGTTTTTTCAACATAATCGTGTAATTTTTTATGTTTTTTTGTTTGTATATGTTTGCTTTTATTAAAATATGTATATGAACCACCACAAATATCACATTTAACTCTTTCATTTAATTTATCTTTATTTGTTTCTTTGAATTGTTGATAATATTTTTTATTGTCATATTTTTTATTTTCTGTTTCCATATATATTATATATATATATAATTATTTCTTTATATACTTATTTAATTATTTAATTATTTTTTCTTTTATATTTAAAATTTTTCTTAAATCATTTTCTGTTTCAAAATAAATTTTTTTACGATTGTCATCATATAGTGCATCAATAGATAATTTATAACCCATCTTCTTTGCTTTTATTCTATATGCTATTAAATGTCCGTTGTCTATACTATTAATAACACTCAACATTTTATCATCTTTTTCATTTATCATATAAAATATATTTTCAAAATCTATATCCATTTTTATAATTAAATATATAATTAATTCTTTATATATATAATTAATACTAAAATAAATACTTAAATCCGTAAAAGTTTCATAATATTATATAAAAAATGAAAACTTTTACGGATACTTAAAAAACTACTTAAAATACTTAAATCCGTAAAAGTTTCATAATATTATATAAAAAATGAAAACTTTTACGGATACTTAAAAAACTACTTAAAATACTTAAATCCGTAAAAGTTTTTAATTTTTATATAATATTATGAAAGTTTTACGGATTTTTATTTAATGTCTAAATCTTCAAAAACATCAAAACCAATAGAACCATAAATTTTAAACAATGATGGTAATTTTAGGCGGTCTTTAACTTCATCATACATAGAAATTGTATAAAAACTTTCTGTATGTGCTTTATTTTGTTTGCTTATAATTTCAATTCCATAATTACATAATAGTGTTCTTAATGTTCCTATTAATTTTGTTTTTGTTGTAATTTGTAATGTTTTTTTATTTTCACATAAAATTTTATTATTATTAATCAAATCATTAATAGGTTTAATGTAATCTTCTAAATTAGATATAACATAATCTTGGTTAATTAAATTTGATGGTTCAATATTCATTATTTTAAATAAATCATAAATAGTATGTATTTTTAAAATCATTTCTTTATTAAATAATGATGAATTTGTTAATTTGTTTTCATCAATTTCGTTATTTATTAATGCTCTTGCGTTTTTAATCATTTGTAATTTATTGTAAAATGGTTTTAATGTATCAACATCTTCAATAATAATATTAAATGTTGTTTCATATAAATATTTTGCTATTTGGTATTTTTCTGTTTCAGTAAGCATTTGTTTTGCTTGATATTTAGTTAATTCATTAAATTCATCTTCATCAATTCTTTTTGCATTAACTATACAATTTTTTACAATATTTTCAGTTCTTTTTACTTTACATCTTTTTTCATCATCAAATTTGTATGTATGTCCTTTCTTTGTAATCATTTTAATAAATAAAGGTAGAAAACAATTACTATTTTTATTTAGTTGTTCTAATTTATTATGTATTTGAATTAAATCATAAATATCAAATTCTTCTTGCATTTTGATAGGTTGAATTTTACCATTAATAACAATTAAACCATTTTTAATTGTTTTTTCTTGAATTGTTTTATAAAATGCTTTAATTTCTTCAATTGTATAATGTCTTAATACACTTTTTTCATTTGCTTCTAAATTTCCTAAATAACAATTAACAACATTTGATTTTAAATTTCTAACTCTCCACATCATTTGGTTTAATCCTCGTTGTGATGTTGAATGTGCTGACATTGCTACATATAAACCATCAAAATGTTCTATATTAAAATCTACGCCACTTTCAATACACGGAGAATAAATTAATAATTGGTAATTCGTCCATATTGTTTCAACTTCACATAATAAATGTTTTTGTTCGTCGTCAGTTTTAGATGTATATTTAATGGTTTTATATTTATCTTGATATATTGTATAATATTCATTTGCTACTTGTTCGCTCATACAAACAATAACAATGTTTTTTTTATTTTTTAGATCGGTTTGTATTAAATCATCAAATTTGTTTTTGTTTTTATAAAATACAAATTCTTTTAAATCTTTTTTAATAATATTTCTAATATAATAACTTTCTCCAAAATTATTAATAAATGCTTTTGTTCGTTCTCCTAAATCACCATCTAATGCTATTATTTTTGATGCATTTGTAAAAATTGCTGACATTATATTGAATGTATCATATGGATTTTTTAATGATTGTGCGTTGAAATGATTTAAACAACTTTCACTTTCATCAATAATAATTAAATCAAAATCATAATCATCTAATTTACATAAACTATCAATTTGACATATTAATTTAGGACTTTTAATATTTTGTATGTATGTTTTAAATCCTAAATTTTGTAATAATCCATAAAGATTGTTGTTTAATGTAATTCTATAACCTACAACAATTATTCTTTTGAATTTTTTGCATATTTCAGTTAATAGTGTTGATTTACCAGTATTGTATGGTGATTGTATCATTAAACTTTTAATTTCTTTTTTTTCTAAAAATTCATTAATATGATTACTAACATTGCATTTTTCAATTTTTTTATTGTTTAATAAATATGGTTGATTGATTTCTAATAAATTTTTATTTTCAGTTTCTTCTTCTTTTGTGTTAAATAAATTGTATTTAGTTATAATTTCATCATATTTTTGTTTATTGTCAATTGACAACCAGTATAATAATGAATTATATGTAATTGTATTATTTGTTCTTGGTTGGTGGTCGTTCCATTTTTTAATAACATCATTTTTATTGTATTTATTCCATTTTTTAGAAAATTCATTAAATTCATCAAAATAATCATTTGTATTTTCACATTTACAACAAAATAATACTTTTAACCATAAATCATAATCTGTATATCTATTTTCATTTAAATTAGTTAGTATATCTTTCATAAGTTCTTTTGTCATTTTGATTACATTTTTTTTTGTTTCTGTTTTTGTTGTATTTTCATTTAATTGTTTGTCTTTTGGTTGTTCTTTTGGTTGTTCTTTTTGTTGTTCTTTTGATTGTAATAATAATAATATTTCTTGTGTTATTGGTTTTAGTTTTTCATTTTCTTGTGGTTCAATAACTATTTTATATGTAAATTTTTTAAATAATTTATCTTCTTGAAATCTGTATGTTGTTGGAGGTATAATAATACAACCATCATCATTTCTAATATCAACCGATTTAATAATATTTGTTGTTGTATGTAATTTATCAGTATATTCAAAATAATAATGAAATCCTTTTTTTGATTTAACAACTAAATTGCAATAATTAATGCATAATGCGTGAAGGTCTTTATTTTTTTCAATAGTCATATCATCACATTCTACAATAGTGCAGTTTGATTTTTTTCCAGTAGCAACAAAAAAACAATTACAATTAATATTTATCATTGATTTTGTTTGTTCTTTCCATTTACAAATAGGTTTAAAATCTTTTTTTATTTCACCTTCATCATTTATATGTGTTGTTAAATGTGCCGAGAATATTAACATATTCAAATTTTTGTATATTTCAATTTCACTCATTATATATAATAGTATTATATAATTATTTCTTTATGTATATATTTATTATTATTTATAATTAAAAAAATACTTAAATATTTTTTATAAATTATTATATATATTTTTTGCTTCTTTATTAATATTCATAAATAATGTTTCTAATTCATCATCTATATTTTTTATGTTTGGTTTCATTTTTAATACTTTTAAATTATTAATTACTTTTTTTATAGTATTATCATCGTGTTGTGTTTCTAATATTTTTTTAATTGCTTCTAAATTTGATAATTTTTGATACATTTCACCATAATGACTATTAAAAAATTTACTTAATTCTAATAATTTTTTTTTATTTTTTTGGACTTTATATATATTGAATATTCTTTTAAGTGCTTTGTAATAATTATTTTCTTTAACATAATCTTTAATATCATCATTTAACATTTTTATGTATTGTTCTGTTGTTAATATTTTATCACTAAATTTATAAATACAACTAACTTCAAAAAATTTATAATCAATATAACATATCAAATCAATTTTACAAAAATCAATATTATCATATACTTCATAAAATTTATTAAAATTAAATTCTTCTAATGAATACCATTTAATTTTTGTTCCATCATTCAATTGTATTTTAAACTCAATAAAATAATTATTAGGATTACTTATAACTCGTTTTATTATTTTAACAAATTCATTGTAAGAATTATGTATCGTATCTTTTTTTTTTATATTTGATAAAAAGTCATAATCACTAAAATATCGTTGTGATTTTAAAGATGATGAACCTTTTATTTCAATAGGATTTTTTAAAAAAGTTAATTGTTTCATTAACTTTTTAATATTGTCATTAAATAAATTGTGTTGTTTTTGTTCTAATATATCCATTTATATAAATGTATTAGAAAAAATAATAAATAATTTTAATAAGCATAACTTTCATTTCTACCATCATCAAATACAATTGCTTCATTGTTTTTCTTTCGTCTAATGTATTTCTTTTTTCCGTTTCCTTTCTTATACAATGTTTTTGCTTTTTCAATAATATTTTTTTTTTCTTTTTTCAAATATTGATGTGATTCTTCTTCAATTTCTCTTTTTAGTTTTTGTTGTGTTTCCCATTCTTTTACTAAATCTTTCTCGTCTTTTGTTGCTTTTTTTCCTTTTGATTTTGCTATTTGATAATCTCTTGCATTATCAGTTAAATACGCTATTGCGTCTTGATAATTTTCATTTTCCTCTAATTTTTTTTCTACAAATTCCATTAATTCCGCAGTTTTTTTATCTATAAATTCTTGTCTTTTTTCATTTTCTTCTTCTTCCATTAATTCTTTTTGTTCTTGTAATTCTTCCATAAATTCCTGTTCTATTGATTTTCTTTCTCTTGGTTCTCTAATAACTTTTTCTTTTAATTTACGATAATTTTCTAACATTTGCATATCTTTACTTAAAAAAGAAGGAACAATATTTTTTCCAGTTAATCTTTTAATTTCATCTTCTTGATTGGTTGTTAATTTTGGCATTCCTAATTCTTGTCTTTCTGCATTCATCATATCAATTTTTAATTTATTTGTTGCATCAACATTTGATGATAAATCTTTATCAAATATATTTATTGTAGTAAGTGTTGGATAATCTTGTATTATTGTCTTTTGAAATAAATTTGTAATATCATTATAATCAATAATGCTATATATTCTATAATTTATATTATTATGTATTAATTTATAAACAGAATAAACACTTATGAATTGTAGTAATAATTGATTTTTTGCTTTTTCGCTTCCTGCTCCTTTTGTTCCTTTATCTTCATAAATATCATTAATAATTCTTTTGTAATTATATAAAACATTATTTAATAATGGAATTAATGTTGTTAATTGATTTTCAAATATTGATTGTGATACACTATCTAATGCAGGATTTGTAATTTGTCTCATTAAATTATTATAATATGTTATTGGTTCTGCTATTGATAATATTTCTTCTTTAATTGATGCTGTTTTTTTTTCTTTTGATGTATTGAATATATCTAATTCTGCATTAATTTTAGACAAAAAACGAATAAATCCGTCCATTAGTTTTGATGCATTAATATCAATTTCTCTCACTGTATCAATATTTTTTGGCTGTATTTGTTCTTGCATTGTTGCTACTTGTTCTTTTTCTCTTTGAAAAACATTTTTATATATATTAACATCTTCATCTAAAAATTCTCGTAGTTGTTTTTGATATAAATTATTTAAACTATTTCTATCTCCAATGACTGGCATTTGTATATAATAATGTATTAGAAAATATTATTATAAATTATATTGAATTAATTTTTATAACTTTCTTTCGCTTTTTTAATAAGTTCTTTTCCTTTCAATTCTGGGTGTTTTTTTCTAAATTCTGCTACATATTCTAACCATTTATTTGGTTTTCTTCCATTTCCACTCATCATTGATGGAGGTTGTTCTTCTTTTAGTAAAAGTTTTCGTCCTCCTATTTGTCTATCGCTTTTTCCTTTACCTTTCATTTTTTTATATGTTTCTACTCCTTTACTTGAACCTACTGAATTTAATATATCTTCAATTGTATTTGGTTTTTTTGGTTCTTCTTTTGATTTTGTTGATTTAGGTCTTCCTTTTGATTTTTTCAGTTTTTCATATTTTTCAACATCTAATATTGCTCCTCCTTGACTTACTATTTTATCTAATTTTTCTTGCGGTGTCATAAATGTTTCTCCTTTTCCTTTCATTTGTTTTTCTTTCTTTGGTCTTCCTCTTGTTTTTGGTTTTCCCATTGCCGATATAACTGCTGGTGCAATTGCTTTTGTCGTGCTTACAAAACTATCAGCAAAATCGTCCCAAAAACCTGCTCCTTTCATTTTCTTTTTTCCATTTCCTATTCCTACATCTCCTCTTGACCTAACTTCTCCACTTTGTCGTGGTGTATCAATATAATTCAAACTTTCAATTGTTAAATACCTTCTAAAAAGTGCTATTAATCCATTATTTTTTATATAATCTAATAATCCACTTTGTTTTTGAACTTTACTAATATCGTCTTGATAATTTTCACCTCTTAATGATGTTCTTGCAATTAAACTATTAGTATTATATGTTGCTCTAATAATATCATCTGTATTTCCTGTTGATATTACATTTCTTAAATCATTTGCATAATCATTAAGTTGTTCTGTTCGTGCTTCTAATCTCTCTGTATTACTACTTTGCATTTTTTCACCATCATCTCTTCCATCTCCTACAACTTTATGTAGTTTTCCTAATGATGCTATATTTGCTACATCTTTAAAAAGTTCTGGAACTGTTCCTTTTTTTCTTAATACTCGTCCTGTGCTTTTAACAACACTTTTTCCTCTTTTTAATATAGTTCCTATATCTTCTAATATTCCACTTCCTTTTTGTTTTATTTCAACTTCTTCATATGCATCATTACTAATTGGTCCTCTTGGTGCTACTCCACCAGTATAATTACTATCATATTCTAAATATGGAGACATATGATTAGATTGAATATGATTTAAAAATTTTTGATTAATAGAATTAACTTCATTAGCAATTCTTTTGTTGTAATTTGTATCATAAGGCATTATATATAATATATATATAATATAATTTTTTACATAAAATATTATATATATGAGTTTTTTAAATTGTTGTTGTTCGGTTGAAGAACAAACTAAAACTGAAATTAAACAAATAGAAATTAAAAAAGAAATTTCTAATAATGAATTAGAAATTAGTAAAATATCCAGTATAGATGATATATTAAGATTATCAACATCAAATCCTAATATATTTAAAGAATTAAGAGAAGACACATTCGGCGATCTAAAATCTAATATTATATTACATTAAATAAATTTAATTCCTTCTTGATTAATAAAATTTATAAAATCTTCTGTAATTGCTTCAACATCGTGATGTGTAATATTGTGTCTTTTTGTGTATTCTTCAAATGCTTTTAATGCTTTTTGTTTATTACCTTTACCACTTAAACGACTTACTATACTTCCTAAATCTGTAATTTTTCTCATTACTTTTGGTATAAAACTAAATTTAGAATTGTCTAAATCTTGTTTCATTCCACTTAAATCTTGAAATAAAAATTTATTTGTTGCATCAGTTGATAATCCATTACTATCTAATATTGCTTTTATAAAGAATTGACAATTATTATTAAATGCATCATAATCAAAAAATTTATTATCTCCCATATATTTTTGTGTTGTATCCATCATACTGATTAATGTCATATCTTTATTTACATTAACATCTAAAAATTCAGTATTTGGTTTTATACTTTTTGATTTATTTAAAAGTTCTATTGTAATTGTTTCATTTTTTTCAATAATTACATTATTATTTGCTATTAACGATAAATGAAATAATTTATCAAATCCGTGTTTTTTTTGTAATTCATTCCATTTACCTAATGACATTGTATTTAATAAACCACCTAATGCTGGATTTAATGGTGTTCTTGCTATTCTCAATGATAATATTTTTTCATTGTGTTTTTCTAATGTATTTCTACTTACATTATTATATTTTGTTGGTATTCCTGCAAATGCTTCTTTTAATGTTCCAATAGGATTTTTTAACACATCAATTATTCCACCACCTTTTAATTGTTTCCATTCATCTTTTAAATTTCCAAAAACTAAAATAATATCGTCATTTATTTTTTTTGATTTAAAACTCTTTGGTTCAAATTTTTGTTTTGATATATTTCTAAATCTATAAAAGTTTTTTGTTTCTCTGTAATATTTCTTTTTTTTATCTTTTATAAATTCTTGTGCTTTTTTCTTTGCTTCTTCTAATGGTATTTTATTTGATATTTCAATTGTATGCAATGCATAATTATCATCATATAATAATAAAGTTTTTTCTTGTGGTATAGGTAGTGCTTGTAGATTTTGTCGTTTTTTTCTTCCTTGTCCTGTATTTCGTCCAGTATCATATTCTGGATTTCGTGTTAATTGTCGTGTTAATGTTGATATTGGTGCGTCGTCATTTGAATTGCGTCTTGTTCTTGGTTCTGGTTTTGGTGGTAAAGGTTTCATAAACGATTGTAATGTTCGTTGGTCTTGTGGCGGTGGCAGTTGTTGTTGTGTATCAACTGGTGTTATTGTAATTTGTCGTCTTTCTAATAAACTTTGTTTTGGTGGCATTATATATAATATTATTATAGATAAAATTATTTTCGTTTAGGTGTTTGTATATTTTCAAATTCATTAGTTTGTGCTTCTGTCTTTAAATCAACATCTTTTAATTGATATGATTTAATATTTATTTGTTGTAATAATGTGTTGAATTTTTCTTTATGGTTTTTACTTATATTTTGTGCTAATTTACTTAACCTTTCAAAACCTAATCCTAATGATGCTAATACACCACTACTAAATGCTAATTGTGCTGTATGTAATACAAAATATGGAGCGGATAATGATAATATTGGAACTGCAACTAAACATATATATTTACAAATAACTAAAATAAGATTTGCTTTATTCCATCTTTTACTATTTCTTAACAATATTTCTAATTCATTTTTAATATATGGATAAATGATATTATCATATATTTCTAATTTTATTTTATCAGTTTGAATACTTTTTTCATCATCTGTTCTTAATGGTAAATTAAAAACCATACTATTGTTATGTGGTGGAAGTGGCATTGTAATTTCTAAATCGTTTTTATTTCCAAACGGATTATTCATATATATAATACTTGTAAAATAATATTAGTAAATCCGTAAAACTTTCTTAATATTATATAAAAATACAAAAGTTTTACGGATTTAAGTATTTTAAGTAGTTTTTTAAGTATCCGTAAAACTTTCATAATATTATATAAAAATACAAAACTTTTACGGAATTATAAAAAAAATGATAATATGCGGTGGTATAAAATTATTCGTTAATTAATTTACTTACAATAACATCATAAGGTTCTTTAAAATGTTTTTTTGCTTCTTGCATAAGTTCTTGATATTGTGGTAAAATATAACCTTTTCCAATTAAATTTAAAATTCTAAAACATATATGTCTTCCACAAGTATTAACATCAAAATTTTCATTATTTTCTGCTTGATATTTAGTTCCATTGTAAATAATATGATAAGGACATTTATCTAATAAATCACATAATTTATAATTATCAGTATGTAATTTTTTTCGTTGTTCCATAGGACAATATTTATAAACATCGTGAGGTGATTTACCATAACTATCAAAAAATTCAATAATATCTCCATATTTCATTAATGCCGTCCAATGACCGCTATTAGGTTTATCTAAAAATAATAATATTACATAATCAACAAAGTTTTTTTTATCAAAAAGTTCATCAATATTTTGTATTTTATTTAAATCTTGATTTGTCATTATTTTAGGATTAGGAAGATATTCTTTTATTGTAAAATTATCCATAGGTTCTTCTATCTTTTCTATTATTTTTTCAGTCATATATATAATAATAATGTAAAAAAAAATATATTGTTATAATATATATATGTCAATACGAAACTATTTAAATACTGCTGGAACAAATATTGGAAAAATTCACGGAACATTTTTAGCAATAGATACTGCTGGAACAATTACAAAATCATATACTGCAAATGGTTCAATTTTACTTACAGGTAGTGCTGGTTCTACTCCTACATTAAGTCAAGTTTTAACTTCTGGTAGTGATGCTAATTTACAACAAATTGAAAATTTAACTGCAATTAATAATGGTGTCGCTCCATTTTATATTGGCGATACTTCTCTCGGTTCTACGGATTACATTAGTTTTACAAGTGGTTTAGGAACAAGTAATATATCAACACCAAATGCTAATTTTAATATTGTTGGAAATACGGATATGTCAATTCAAACACCAAATAATTTAACATTAACTGGAAATACTTTAAATAATATATTAAGTAATAACATAATTAGATTTTCAACAAATAATAATACAAATATATTAGATTTAACAACACATACAGGTCAAGTTGTATTAGATAGTTTTAATGTCCCATTAGATATTAAATCAACTGGTTCTAATTTATATTTGACAGGAGCAACTGGTTTTGTAATGAATAGTGGTGCTGGATTTTATACTATGGATGGTGCTGGATTAGTTGGAGGAAGTGCTGGTCCATCAGGACAATTTTTAACTGTTGTTATTAATGGTTCAACATATAAAATACCATTAGACAACAATTAATTTTAATTAAATATTTTCTATATTAATTATATATAATGTCAATTAGAAACTATTTAAATACGGCAGGTCAAAATATTGGAAAAATTCACGGAACATTTTTAGCAATAGATGTTGCTGGTTCAATAACTAAATCATATACTGCAAATGGTTCTGTTCTTTTAACTGGTTCAAGTGGAACACCGCAAGGTCTTGCATCTGTGTTAGGAGTGTCAAATAATGCTGGAGGATTAAATATACAAAATTTAAATTATTTACAAATGACTGGAGATATAGATGGTGTTGTTCCAACTGTTTTATATATTAAAAATACTAATGATATTGAAATGATAGCACAACGAAATTTATTATTTACATCTGTGATTGGTGATATGGCTGTTAATGTTCCTGCTGGTGTTGTATTTAATACTAATACAATTACTAATAATTTAAATACTGGAAGTATTCAAAATAATAATATTGGTTCTTGTGTATATGATTTTGTTGGTGGATTATCTCAATTAACAATGAGTAATTTAGGATTATCTGCAACTAATGATATGGATTTAATAAATTTTAGAGATTTATATTTAACTGGAGCAAGTATTCAAATGCCTAATGGTAATGATTTGAAAATATCATCAAATGCAAATGCTAATTATTTGTCAATATTTCCAACCTCTTTGACAACTATAATAGAAACTAATAATGATATGTTAATCAATACATCAACTGGTAATATGTCATTAACACCATTTGGAGGTTTTACATTATCAGTCGGGACAGATATTACATTAAATGGAGCGTCAATAACATCACCCACATCATCAGGTAATGCACCTCTTCATTTAGTATTAACAATAAATGGAAGTCCATATAAAATACAATTATTAAATCCATAAAATAATTTGTAAAAAAAAAATATATATTACATATATATATAATGTCAATCAAACCGTATTTAAACACAGATGGTAAAATATCAAGTGCATTTTTAGAAGGAGGAGGTGGAGTTCAAAATTTAACAGAAGTATTAACTGCTGGTAATGATGCTGGTGCATTAAATATTACTAATGTAGGAAATATGTTTTCAAATATTGCCACAATCAACACATCAATTGGATGTCCGTTATACACAGGAGCAGGACCACAAAGCAATTTAACCATTGGAACATCTGGAGCAAACGATTCAAAAGAAATTCGTATCGTTGCAAATGGAGTAGGTAGTTTTGCGGAGGTTGATGGAGGCGAACAATTGAGATTAACAGGAACATCATTACGATTTCAAGGACTTACACAAACATCAGCAGTAGCAGTAGGAGCATTAGCAAGTCATTTAGTAATCATAGCACCAGATGCAACTCAATATAAAATACCACTTTTCGCAATGGCATAAAAATTTTGTAAAAAAAGTCTGATAAAATTATATATAAAATAGAAACTTTTTTTACAAATTAAAAAAATTATTCTTTTAATTGTGTTTCTTCAAATTCTTCAAACATTGTTTTTAGTTTTACATATTCACTTCTTTTTAAAATTATATTACTGAATTTAATACCAGTAATAGCATATGCTTGTTTTTCTTCATCATTTAGATCAGACCATTTTTTATTATCTTTATGAATACAAGTAAATAAAACTTGTCCTACAAAAAGTTTTTCTTTCATTTCATCAATTGGCATTATATAAATATAATAAGAAAATATTTTTATATAATTATCTATAACTATATTATATATGAATTTCAAAACGGATTTAATACAAAAAATGTTGGATAATGGATTATCACAATCAAGTATTAAAAATTATATTCGTAATGTAGAAATATTAAATGATGATAGACCATTTAAGAATTTGACATTTTTAAAAGACAAAGAGAATATAATTAATAAAATATCATCTAAAAAACCAAATACACAGCGGAGTTATTTAATTAGTATAGTTAGTGTATTAAAATATGTTGATGATGATAAATATAAAAAACTACTTGATTATTATTATGACCAAATGATGGATATGAATAAAACATTAAAAGAGGAAGCAAGTAAAAATATTAAAACAGAAACACAAAAAGAAAATTGGATTACAAAAGAAGAAATAGATGAAAAATTAAAAGAATTAGAAAATACTGTAAAATCGTATAAACCAAAAGATATGATAAATACAGAATACAACAAAGTTTTACAAATGATAGTATTATCATTATATGTATTACAAGCACCAAGAAGAAATGCGGATTATCAATATATGATAGTTGTAAAAGATAAAGTAAGTGATGATAAAATAAATTTTTTAGTGTATGATAAAAAAGAATTTTGGTTTAGAAAATACAAAACATCAAAAACTGAATTAAAAGATAAAAATGAATTGGTTGTTCCAATTAATGATAAAATGATGACAAACATAAATTTATATTTTAAATTCCACCCATTAATACACGGAAAAAAAATAACAAATTCAAGTGAAGAAATACCATTTTTAGTCAATTTTTATGGAGAACCATTATTACAAGTAAATAGTATAACATACATAATAAATAAAATATTTGGAAAAAATATAGGTTCATCAATGATGCGTCATTTATATACAAGTCATAAATATGGTGATTTATTGGAAGAACAAAAAAAAGATGCTGAACAAATGTCTCATTCATTAGGACAACAAAAAGAATATATAAAAAATTAATTTTGTAAAAAAAGTCTGATAAATATATATATAAAATAGAAACTTTTTTTACAAATAAATTTTATCTAATGTAATTATATATAATGCCACAATCATTACAATTTTACAATAAAAATCAAAATACAAATGATATGCATATTTACTATGATATTAATATGTTTAATAATGACCAAAATTTAATAGGTAATCCAACAAATTCATTAGTATATAATGAAAGTCGTAATTTACCATATTTACAATCTCCATCAAGTTATTATGTATCTATTGTTAGATTTAGTTTAATGACTGCTCAACCATCAATACCAGTATTTATACCGCATATAGAATTAGGACAAGCAAATCCTAATAAAACTGTTTATAGTTTTACGATTTATAATACAGGTTTAGCAACATATACAACTCAAACAATTACATATGTTCCAGCAAATTTTAATTTAACTGTCAGTCCTCCATTGGTAAATCAAGATTTATCAAATGAATATTATTATGTTTATCAATATCAAATGTGGGTAGATATGATGAACCAAACATTAAATACTCTCGCCACTGGATTAGGTATTGCAATACCTTTTATAAAATTTGATGTTAATACAAGTTTAATGAAATTGTATATACCTCAATCTTGGGCAGGATTATATCAATTATTATGTAATCAACGATTATATGTATTATTGGATAGCATACCAGCAAATTTTATTAATGCAAATCTAAACAATAATTATTTTATATTATATGGTCTTGTATCACCAGTCCAAACATTTTATAATCCTATTACTATTGGCGGTGTTCAATATTATGAAATATCACAGGAATCAACAAGTATAGGATTATTAAATCCAGTTAATAGCATTGTATTTACTACCTCACTATTACCAGTATCAAATGCTTTAACATCTCCTCCACAAGTATTTAATGCAAATGCAGGACTAAACAGCAATGGTAATAATTCTAATATTAGTCCAATTATTACAGATTTTCAAGTTAATGTATCAAATGGTAGCACATATAAGAATAATATAACATATACTCCAACAGCAGAATATAGATTAGTTGATTTACGTAGTGATACACCATTATCAAGTATAGAATTATCAGTATTTTGGAAAGACCAATATGGAACAGTCCATCCTTTTAGGTTAGCAAGTGGTTGTAGTTGTAATTTAAAATTAATGTTTAGAAAGAAAGATTTTAATTTACCAATTGAACAATAATATAAATTGTAAAAAAAGTATGATAATATATATATAATTATAGAAACTTTTTTTACAAATAAAAATAGATTATTTTAATTTTTTATTTTCTAATTATATAGTATATAATATGAGTTCAAGCGATTTTCAAAAAGTATTAGTTAAAGATGACAGAATTTCAAATATAACTGATAGTATAAAATACGCAGTTGTTAAAGGTGGTCAATCTATAACTTCCGCACAATTTAACGCAATATCTCAATCTACATCTTCACATACATATAACATTCAAGTTCCAAGTCAAGAAACTATTATTGATAGGCGTGTAATGTGGAAATCAACAGTTCAATTTCAAGTTCAAGTAGTAAATAAAGTAAATACTTATGATGTTGCATCCGCAAGTGATATTAGTATATTAGGTTATGGTGGTCCAAATGCTACAACTATTTCAGTTCCAGTATCAGCAAATGCTAATCCAGTTAATAGTAGTTTATGTCCATTTCCTCTCCATTCATTATGTTCTGTAATTACATCTACAATTAATAACACATCTGTATCTATTAACATGCAAGATGTTCTACCATTTATGTTGCGATTTTATGATAAAAAAGAATTACACAAATATAATTCAACAACTCCATGTCAGTATGATGTTGAAGGTAATTATTTGAATTCATACAGCACACAATATAATAGTCTTGCAGGTTTTCAAGATAGTAAAGATGATTATATTCCTCGTGGTTCGTGGAAATTGGATAGTGCTACAAATGGTGTTGCTGGTCCATATCCAGCAACTGTTGCAATTGGAACTACTGTCACATATACATTGACATTTACAGTATCCGAACCTCTTCTATTATCTCCTTGGTGTTTCAATAATCCATCTTGTAATAATGGCGGTATATATGGTGTACAAAATCTAAATTTTGTTATGAATATTGGCAGTGCTAAAAGACTTTGGAGAACAACAATGAAACGAAATGACCCAGCATTAGTTGGTTCTGGTGTTTATCTTGTTGGAGACCCAACGCTTGTCAGTTTCTCAAACAGCGAACTACAATTTCAATTTTTGACACCTCACCCATCAGATTTACTTCCAGCAAGAAATGTATCACCATATTATGAACTTCCAAGATATATTACTACAAATGCAAGTGCATTTAATGCTGGTGCTACAAATGTTGAATTTTCATCTCAATCATTGCAATTGAACCAAATTCCAGATAAATTGATTTTAGGACTTCGTAAAACATTATCAAATCAAAATTCAAATGATTGTGATTGTTGGTTTCCAATTTCAAGAGTTAATTTACAATTCAATAATCAAGCAGGTCTATTATCTAGTGCGGTTGTTCAAGATATTTATAGAATGTCAAAAGATGCTGGATATAATGGTTCATTTTATGAATTTAATGGTATTGCAAACCAAGGTGGTTCTTTAAGTGGTGCAGGTCCAACATATACAGGTGCAGGTAGTTCTTTATTGAGTGGTTCAGTTGTCATTTTAGATTTTGCAACTGCAATTCAACTTCCAGAGGACTTTTATAGTTGTGGTTCTCTCGGTAATTTCAATCTTCAAGTAAAACTGACGGCATCAAATCTAACTGCTGAAAGTTTCGCCGCAAATCAATTGGAATTGGTTGTTATTACAATGAATTCAGGAGTATTTGTTTCAGAACGTGGTACATCACAAGTATTTACTGGTATTCTCACAAAACAAGATGTATTAGATGCATCAAGTCAAAAATCAGTTTCAAAAGGCGATGTATCAAGAATGGTAGGCGGTGGATTTTTTGATAGTCTCAAATCATTTATCTCACCAATCGTATCTACACTCGCACCAGTAGCAAAAATGGCGTTATCATCAGTTCCCGATCCACGTGCTCAAATGGCATCAAAAGTTTTAGGTAGTCTCGGTGCTGGACAATCTGGCGGTGGTCCAAGTGGAGGACGACGCAAAATGTCAGATATGAGACTTGAATAAAAATATTATAAAAAAATTTTAAGTTATATTATTATTATCAATAACAATAATATAATCAAATGTTTAAAGTTGAACTCCAAATTTCGTTAATAGTTCGTGTTTTAACTTTTTATTTTCATCAGTTAATTTTTTATGTTCGTTTTCTTTATCTTCTCTCTGTTTCTTCTTTTCTTCGCTTTTCTTCTTCATTTCTTCAATTTGTTCTGGTGTATGTTCTTTCTTAGGTTTTCCATTTTGTAGAACATCTACTTTTGACGTAAGTCTTTGTAGTTCTCCGTCTTTCTTTTTCAGTTCATTGTCTTTGATAACACAAAATGAACAACCATTTCCATTGACTTCATCTTTGATTTTCTTAACCATACTATATATTATATGATTAGAAAATATTTATTTATAATTATCCATTTTTATATAAATTAAATATTGCAATAAATTTAATAAACTTTTTTTTATACATTACAAATTTCTTATGAGTTTTTTTTGTTAGAACTTTCTTTACATAATAATTCATTATACCATTTCTCATTATATAATATAAATTATATATTTTTTGTTTTCAATATTCATTAATATAAAATATACTTAACGAATTATTTATTTGAATAATCTATTATTCTGTCTAAATGGCTATCAACATTAATATATCTTTGTTGGTCTTTATATTCTTCAAACCATCTACCAAATAAATAACTCTTAATATGTAATGCAGTTTTTTTAATTTCTTCTTTTAATCTCGTATTTTCTTGTTCTTTATTACGCATTTCGCAAATTGTTTGTAAAATAAGTAAAATTCGTTCATCTTTGTCCAAGTTTTCCATATATATTATAGATATTTAATAAAAATAATGTAAAATACACATTTTAGATGTTTAAATAGATGATTTTTTATAAAAATTTGCAAATTTTTATTAAAAATCATCTATTTTATGCATATTTACATATATTTTATTAAATATCTTAATATAAATATCTATTTTTTGCTTATTTTTCGTATTTTAAATTATCTTTTGCAATATTATAGTAAATAATGTTTTTTATAATCGGTATGTTTATATATTTTGTTATAGATAAAGCAAAAAATAAAATCATTTGTCATTTTTTACATCGTAGTTGTAAAATGATTATGTGGAAAAAAGACTGGCATCTAAACAATCAATATAATAAATTATTAGATTGGATATTATTATAATAAAAAAAAATATCTTTTGTATAATTATATATAAATATGCAAAATTATACAAAAGAAGAAATTGATATTGGTAAAATGTTATGGCAATCATACTATGATAGTGTATATGGATTATCTTATAGTGGAGAACAACTACCATTATTTGATGATATGCGAGAACATTTAAAAAAAGCGTGGATTAAAACCGCCATTGAATTTCGTTCTAAATTATTTGGTTTATATGGAATAAAAATGTTCTAAACTTTTAACTTTTGCATTGATTTGTTTATAATTTTAATACTATAATCTTCATCAATTATAGCATCAACTTTAAATTTCGGTTTATATGTATCATTAAACCATCTAATAACTTTTTGTCGTATTTCTTCTTGTTCTTCAATTGTTCTATGTTTTAGTGTAAATTCATTTTTATTTTTTGTAATATCGTCATCACTTATATCACTCATTATATATATATATACATATATATTTTTTACCATAAAATTTTTATTGCTAAATTATTAGGACTTTCTTTATTTGTTTTCCAATCACCTTTTATTTTTTTTGCTCTTGCTAAATATTGTTTTTGATGTTCTTTTGCTTTACCTTTTTCTATTTCACCATTTTTTTCCATTAATGAATATATTATAAAATCATTATTAATACTACTACCAAAATCAATACCATTGTAATTTAATTTTTTACCTTTCTTTTTTGATAATGTTAATAATGATGGGTCATAACCATTTTTTTTTGCTTTTGATTTTGCTATTTTTAGATATTCATTTATTCCTATATCATTATTATCTAAAAGTTGTTTTAATTCGGTTTTACCACTTCCTTTTAATGTTTTTAATAAATTATCTGCATATGGTCGTCCTTTAAATTCTTTTGCAAAATCAAATAATAAATCTCCTTCACTTTGTGTTTTTTGTGTTTCATTATATTTTTCTTGTATTTCTTTTAAGTTTTTTTCAAAAAGAATATTTCTCATTGCTGGAATTAATGGCGTTCGTAGCATTTTTGTTCTTTCATTAATCATTTTTTTTAATTCTTCATATGCTTTTTCATATTCTTCTTCTGTCTTTTCTTTTTTTATTGGTTTAAGTTCTTCTTTTGGTTCTTCTTTCTTTGGTTCTTCTATTATAATTGGTTCTTCTATTAGTTGTTTTTTCTTTGCTTCTTTTCGTTCTTTTGTTTTTTCTGTTTTAATTAATTGTTTTAATTCTTTTCGTTCTTCTTGATTATCTAATTTTGGTGGTTTATTTAAATCAATTTCAAAATTTTGTATTTTTTTCATATATACACATACCATACCATATGCTGTTTGCATTTCTTTTGATATTGTTTTATCTTCTTTGAATTCTCCTATTTTTTTTATATTGTAATATTCTGGTTTTTCTTTTTCAATGAATTCAGTATATTTTTTGAATATTACAAAACTTTTAACACTTTTTTCTCTCAAAAATCTATCACTAATAATCATACAACATACTCCATCATCTTTAAGCATATTATATGCTCTTACAAAAAAATCAACATCATATAAATGTGCGTCTTTTAGAACTATTTTTTCAGTTTTATCATCATAATGTTTTAATTGTGTTCGTAAGTTAAATGGTGGATTACCTAATATATAATCATATTGATATTTTTGTTTGTATTCTAAAAAATCCATATTATAACATTTAATATTATCAACATCACTAAAATTTGCTTTTGCTATTTGATAAAATAAATTATGTATTTCAACTCCATCAATATTAAAATTATTATTATTTTTTAATGTAATCAATTGATTAACAACATTTCCTATTCCCATTGTTGGTTCTAATATAAATAATTTTTCTCTTGTATCTTTTTCAATATTTGAGAAATTAATTAATTCAATAACTTCATTCAATGGTGTAAAATTTGCTTGAAAAGTTGTTATTTCTTGTTTTGATAAATTAAACATATTAAGAATATCATTTAATGATTTACCATTATCTAATTCTTTTTTTATTTTTTCTGTCATATCTTTGTATTGTTTCTTTTCAATAACTTCTTGTAAATTAGGATTTCTTAATGCTCTGTATTTTTCATCTGCTTTAAATCTTGTCATTCTTTGATTTATTTTTTGAATTGATTTTTCATAAAATTCTTTATACATAGTTTTTTTAATACTTAATTTTTCTTTTAACGATAAAATTCTTTTTTCATCTTGTTCTATTTGTAGTATTGATGCATTATAAATTTCAATGAATTCATTATTTTCAATATTATTACATTCTTCAAATCTTTTAACTTTATACAATAATTTATTTTCAAATTCATTAATATTTGCTTGTTTATCAAACATTCTATAATACATATTAACATCTCTTGCATTTACTAATTGAACCATTTTTTCTAATTCTCCTCGTTTTTTTTCTATTTCAACTTTTTTACCTCTTATCATTCGTTCTTCTTTGTATGTTTCAATTGCTGGATTTAAATATGTTTTAATATCGTTTTTCATTATATTATCAAAATAATCCATTAATTTTTTTACATTTGATTTTTCATTACTATTATTAATACCACATAACATATATATATCAACTATTGATTTATTTCCTTTTTTATGACTATCGCTTCTCAATGCTCTTGCTATAACTTGTTCTGTTATTGCATAATTCCAATATGGTTGTGAAAAAATAAATGTATCTGTTTCTTTAAAACTAATACCTTCTTTAATTGCTAATGTAAATATACATATTTTAACTTCATCATTATTGTATGCTGAATTAATTTTTTGTTTTTCTATTGCTGTTTGTTGTCCGCTTATGATTTCAAATTTAATATTTTTGTTTTTCAATGCTTTTGATAATTCTTTAACATATCTATCCATAAATTGAGCGTAAATTAATATTTTTTTGTTTGGATTATTAACAATATATTTATAAGTCCATTTCATTTTTGCTATATTTGCTTCATTTCTTGTTTCAATAAAAAAATCATCTTTTTCGTAATCTCCTTCTGGTTCAAAATATATTGGTTCAAATTTATAATTTGTTTTTGGAAAATTTGGTGTATCTGTTGGTTTTCTATAAAAAGAAATTAAACCATCATAATATAAATTCATTTGGTCTTGTGAATGATTTATTACTTCTAATTCATTAATATCTTTCATTACTAATGGTGTTTTTTTATATCCTATACTAATGATCGGTTCAATATCATATACATTATTTACAAATAAAGTTCCAGTCATAAAAATACATCTTAAAAATTTTTGGTCTGCTTCTAATAATTTAATACCTAATTTAGTTCCTACTAATGAATATGTATCCGTTTTTTCATATTTTCTTGCACTTACTTTTTCGCTTATTTCTTGTGTTCTAAAATTTCTTAAATTATGAATTTCATCAACTATTAATAAACTATTTGGTTTAAAATTAAAATCACTATTTAACATTTGTTGATATGATAAAAAATTATATACATATTCATCTTTATCATTTTTTCGTCGTGGGTCAATACCTCTTCTAAACATTTCAGTAATAATTACAAATACTAATGATGCTGGTGATAAAAAATATACATTTGCATTTGAATTAATTGCTAAAAATTGTTCGGCACAATTTACTGCAATCATAGTTTTACCAGTTCCTACACCATAATATAAAATACATAATTCTTGTTGTGATGCACTCCAATCTT